GAACCGGAATCCGTAATTGAATCCACTTATTTCTTTTGTTAATGGCACAATCCATCCACGTTACCCAACAGCCTGTTGTCCTTGAAGGTTTCCAGGCTGTGATGAAACCCTCTAAGTTTGGTTATTCCTTGGCTACTGTTATTGATAGTAGTCTTGTAGAGAAGCTTGAAGAGGATCGCGTTGAAAGCCTCAAGTGGGCAGAATCAAAACTGAAGAACCCTAAGCGTTCCACTCTCAAGCCTGAGCCTTGGGAAGAGGTAGCTGAGGGTAAGTACAAGGTTAAGTTCAGCTGGAATGAGGAGACCAAACCTCCGGTCGTAGACAGTGAAGGGACACCGATTACTGATGAGAGCACTCCGCTTTACAGCGGCTCACAGGTGAAGCTTGCATTCCGTCAGAAACCATACATTCTGAAGGATGGCATCACCTATGGAACAAGCCTCAAGCTTGTCGGTATCCAAGTAATTACGGTCAACGGCACAGCTGGTGTTGATACTGGTGATCTTGATGAAGTAGAGGTCGCTGCCATCTTTGGCCAGACCAAAGGATATAAGACATCCGAACCAAACGTCACCCCTAAAGTGACTGAAGAGATCGACGAAGACGACATGGAGTTCTAATGAAATTCCGTTCAGGTCTTGAAGAGAAGGTCGCTGATCTTCTCCAAGGCTTGGGAGTTACCTACGAATATGAATCAACCAAGGTTCCCTACATCCTGCAATGCAACTACACTCCAGACTTTCTTTTACCGAATGGTGTCTATCTCGAAACAAAGGGACAGCTGACGGAGGAAGACCGAAGGAAGATGAAAGCAGTAAAGAATGCGAATCCCGAGTTAGATATTCGCTTCGTCTTTCAAGCACCGTATAACAAGATCTACAAAGGCAGTAAGACAACGTACGCCGCTTGGGCTGAAAAGCACGGCTTCAAGTGGTGTGCCTTTCATTCAATCCCAGTCGAATGGCTGACATAGACCTAATTAAAGACCTAGCCATGAACCTAATCATGGCACTAGATAAATACACTTCTCCCAACGACATCATCGAAGGCTTCGAGGATGCACTTGATGGGTATGAAGAACTAATTAACACCTACCACCAACAGAAATGAACTACGCCACCTACGGCACTCCTGAGTTCTACAAGGAAGGCTTTGCTGATTACTTCGCTGATGTGGATGCAGGAAATCCTGAAACAACCAAGAACCTGATCACAGGTTTGTTCTTGGCGATTGACGAATGGTTTGAGTATCACGATGCACAGGCACGAGAGTTTGCAGCAATCCGAAAGCGAGTTCGTGAGGCACTTGCCGTGTGATCACTGCGGATCATCTGATGCCAATAGCTTGTATTCAGATGGTCACTCCTATTGCTTCAAGTGCGAGACATACAGCACTGGAGTAGATGTTGTTCACACTCATAAAATGTCATCTAATGTCCACCTCAAAGGAAGCGCAGAAAGACTGCCAAAGCGCGGCATCTCAGAAAAGGTCTGCCAGCAGTACAAGATCTACAGAGATGGGGACGTTCTACGCTTCCATTATTTCGACAGCTCTGGAATCCTTAAAGGCTGCAAAGTAAAGACCAAGAACAAAGTATTCAGTTATGAAGGAGAAGTCCCTGGCACCCTCTTTGGACAACATTTGTTTCCCTCCTCTGGAAAACGAGTCGTTATCACTGAAGGAGAACTCGATGCAGCTTCATGTCAAGAAGTTATGTCGGGGTGGCCGATGGTGTCTCTACCTGGCGGTGCCGGTACGGCCAAGAAGTCGGTTCAACGGGCTTACGAATGGCTCCAGGGTTATGAGGAGATTGTCCTGTTCTTCGACAATGACGAGGCAGGCCGTAAGGCGACGGAGGAAGCAGCAAGCGTATTGCCACCTGGCAAGTGCAAGATTGCATCGCTCCAAGGCGATTACAAAGATGCGTCAGACGCCCTCTCTGCCAATGACCCTGAAGCGGTTCGTCGCGCTATTTGGGATGCGAAACCTTACCGTCCAGATGGGATCGTTGACGGGAAGTCACTCCTAGAGCTTGTAACCACACCATCACCACCATCTAATCATGACTATCCGTTTCAAGGATTGCAAGCAAAGCTTCACGGGATCAGGTATGGAGAGCTTGTCACGATTACTGCAGGAAGCGGAATCGGGAAGTCATCCTTTTGTCGTGAACTCGCAACTGACCTGTTACGTAAAGGAGAACGGGTCGGTTACCTGGCACTTGAAGAATCTAACCGTCGTACAGCTCTCGGACTGATGTCCGCAGCAGTTGGTAAATCACTCCACCTTGGCGAACATGAACGATCTACTCTCACCGAAGCGTATCAAGCAACTCTTGCTAACTGGAATCTCTTTCTTTTCGATGGCTTTGGTTCTTTTGATCCTGATATCATCTACAACCGAATTGAGTACCTGGCAGCGGGTCTTGATACAAGGGTAATCTTCCTTGATCACTTGTCCATTCTGCTGAGTGGTCTTGACGGTGATGAGCGCAAGATGATTGATCAGACAATGACACGTCTGCGTTCATTGGTAGAGAGAACAGGTATCGCACTATTCCTTGTTTCACACCTACGACGTACTACAAGTGACCAAAACCACGAAGAGGGTGCTCGCGTCACTTTGGGACAGCTGCGAGGATCTGCGGCCATTGCACAGCTCTCTGACGGAGTTATTGCACTCGAAAGAAACCAGCAGAGCACATCTACTGGAAGTGATACGACTGTGCGAGTCCTTAAGAATCGCTATTCAGGCGAGGTTGGCGTCGCGTGCCGACTGAGCTACGACTTATCCACCTGTAAATTCTATGAAACTGAAGCAGAAGAAGAGTTCGATCCAACAAGTGAGTTCTAATCAGCCTTGGGTTGATTGTCCTGACGCATGGTCAAAGCAGTTTGTTGATGTTATTGATTACCAAGCTAAGTTAAAACGTCCTAACCCTCCTACACCTGAAGCAGTCGCCAAGGCACAGTTTGTTGACAAGACATACGTTTGGGCTAAGAAGTGACGCTTATCTTTGATATCGAAACTAACGGTTTATACAATGATGTTACCTGCATCCACTGCATTGGTATCCATGATCTCAACACTGAGGAGACGTATGTCTTCAATGATGTCGGGACTCAGCAGCCAATTACTAAAGGTCTTCAGCTTCTTGAAGACGCAGATACTATTGTGGGTCATAACATCATTGGTTACGATCTCCCTGTTATTCGTAAGCTCTATCCTTGGTTTTCCAACGTGGGTAGGGTTCTGGATACTCTGGTCCTTAGTCGTCTTTATAACGCTGATCTTCTGAAGACTGACCAGAAACGCAACTTTAAACACATGCCAGTACAGCTATGGGGTAGACATAGCTTAGAAGCTTACGGCTACAGGCTGGGTGAGTACAAGGGCTGCTTTGGTAAGACAACCGACTGGAAGGATTGGTCGCAAGAGATGGAGGACTACATGGTCCAAGACGTAAACGTTACTAGAAAACTTTGGAAACATTTCCACAAATACCTGAATGGGTCCAATTAGAGCACAGGGTTGCTCAGATATTAACTGAACAAGAAATTCATGGATGGTACTTTGATGAGCCTGCTGCATGGGAACTTGAATCAACTCTCAGACGAGAGCTTGAATCACTTAAAGCGGTACTACGCAACAGGCATCCTTTCATCCTTGGGGAAGAATTCACTCCTAAGAGACCTAACTCAACACAGGGATACTTTACCGGAGCTACTTTCACAAGACTGAAAGAGATGAATCCCACAAGTAGGGATCACATCGCTTACATCCTTAAGAAGTTTTATGGCTGGGAACCTGTTGAACTAACAGACAAAGGGAAACCTGTTGTTGATGAAATCGTACTGAAGGATATTGGGTCAGAGATAGCTCTTCAGTTCTTCCGTTGCTTAGAACTTACTAAGCAGATTGGGATGCTGACTGAAGGAGTTAATGCATGGCTCAAGCTAGTACGTAACGACAGGATTCATCATCACTGCTCCGTTGCTACGAACACTCATAGATGCGCACACCGTAAGCCGAATTTAGCCCAGGTGCCTGCTGAAGCTGAGTTTAGAAAGCTGTTTCGTGCAACTCCTGGCATGGTGATGGTTGGTGCCGACTTAGCTGGTATTGAGCTACGAATGTTGGCTCACTACCTAGCACGCTGGGATGGTGGTCGATATGGGGATGTACTTCTCAATGGAGACATCCACCAAGAGAACGCAGACAAGATCGGCATCAGTCGTCGTCTTGTCAAGACTGTAACTTACGCATTCCTCTATGGTGCTGGTAACCAAAAGATCGGCTTGTCATACGATCAAAGCCTTTCCCCGGACAAGGCAAAGAAGAAAGGACAGGAGATTAGGAAAGCTTACATGGATGCTATTCCAGGTCTTCGGGACCTTGTGGAAGCTACCAAGAAAGCTGCTAATCGAGGTTACATCCGTGCCATCGACGGTCGCCATATCAGCGTTGACTCGCCGCATAAGTCGCTGAACTACCTGCTGCAATCATCAGCCGGAGTGATTGCGAAGCGCTGGCTTGCTCTCACACATGAGGCAATCATCCGAGCTGACATCAAAGCTCACCAACTTGCGTTCGTACATGACGAACTGCAGTTTGAAACTACACCACCCTATATAGATGACCTTAAGTTTGGACTCCAGTGGGCAGCAGCTCATGCTGGAGAATTTTACAACCTCAGAATACCAATCGCAGCAGACGCCACTTCAGGAAAAACCTGGGCTGACACTCACTGACAAAAGCAGGCTGGGCGATATTGCCGAACATGTTGTCATTACAGAAGCACTGCGACGAGGAGCAGAAGTCTTCAAAAATGTCGGATGTACGGGCAAGACAGATATCATCTTATCTAAAGATGGTCAGACGTTGCACGTTGATGTAAAGACTGAGAAATGGTCTCATAGCCAGCAACAATATGTGTCTGGGGGGATGTGTGGTGCCAAGGAACACCGTGCCCTGGTAAATCCAGATACTTGGACTGTTCGATGGCCTAAGGGCAAGGCACCAACAGGTTGGGAAAATTTCTGGGACTAATCAATGGCAACAAAATCGAAGACATCACTTGGACGTGTTGAGTTCCAATCACGGGCCAAGTTTAAACATACTCATCAAGGCAACGGAACACGGAGCCTGCCGAAGCGTGGCAAAAAGCTCAGCCGGGGACAAGGTAAATGAGTCTCCTTGTTGACGCTGATTACATCGTATACAAATGCTGTGCAGCTACTGAATCAGAGCTTGACTGGGGTGATGACATCATCACTGTTACCAGCCGCTTCTCTGAAGCCTACGAATACGTAGAGCGTGAGCTGTACAACATTGCTAAAGACCTAGGCTATTTTGACGATTCTATTCTGTTCTTTTCTGATTCTAACAACTTTCGTAAACTGGTCGATCATAACTATAAAGGACATAGAAACCGAAAGAAGCCGTGCGGCTACAAAAGGGTCATCAACAAACTCAAGGAGGAGTATCCGGTTGTAGTGATGCCAACCTTGGAAGCTGATGATGCCATCGGTATCTACGCCACCAAAGAGCAGGGTCACATCATCTGCAGTCCTGATAAGGACATGAGACAGATCCCTGGTGAGTTGTACAACCTAAGTGATGGTGTGGAATGGATCACCAAGGAAGAAGGTGATCGCTGGCATCTGATCCAGACAATGGCAGGTGACCAAACAGATGGGTATGCAGGTGTGCCGACCATCGGTATCAAGAGAGCAGACGCAATCCTGACCGAAAAAGGTTGTACCTGGCAAACAGTACTAGAGACTTTTCATGAGAAGGGTCTCACAGAGGAAGATGCATTAAAGAATGCACGCCTCGCAAAGATCCTTCAAGTGGAAGACTATGATTTCACCAATCAAGAACCAAGACTTTGGTCTCCCAGCTCCGATAGTCGAAATGACGATGGAGCAACAGTTCAAGATGAAACAGATCGAGAATGCACTTCGATCTGATGAAGCCAAGAAGGAAGACATCATCACGATCTTCCTAGCTCTTCAACATCAGAACTTTGTATTAAGCAACACAGTAGCAAATCTAGTAAAGAAATGGCCGACACAAATACCACAGGACCGTCGTACTACAGACGGGGAAGCATTCAGGTTTGGGACTTCATCAGAGACCAAGACCTGAACTTCCATCTGGGTAATGCCATCAAATACATCTGCCGTGCTGGTCATAAAGACAGCAAGACGCAAGACCTAACTAAAGCAATCCATTATCTACAGAATGAACTCGAAAACGAAATCCTTTATCAGTCAGCAAGCAAAGGAGTTCAGAGCTGGTTTCCAAGTGAAGAACAGTACGACTCCAGCTTCACGGACTATGCAACGGACTTTGATCGTTGAAGAATTCAAAGAGTTCCTTGATGCTGAGAATCAGCTAATTATGGGTCTGCGAGTGAATGCTACTGAGTGCCTGAAGGAACTCGCTGATCTTGTCTATGTCTGCTACCAGTATGCAGAGAACCTGGGTTGGGATCTTGATGAAGCTCTCAACCGTGTCCACCTGAGCAACATGTCCAAGCTTGGAGAAGATGGACAACCAATACGCCGTGAAGACGGCAAGGTCTTAAAAGGACCTAACTATAAACCTCCTACTCTTACTGATCTCGTTTAATAATGTCTGCTCCCACCAAAGAACTCATCGCTCGAACTGGGCGTGTACAAAATTGGATTGATGACCCAACCTCTCGCTTGCCTGTCTCCTGTACCGTCTTCGTTGTGGAAGACACGATGGAAGGAGCGAATGGAATCGAAGCCAGTTGGCGTTTCGTTAGCCATGCACTCCGCTACGGTGCAGGCGTTGCTGTCCACCTTAGTAAGCTGCGACCCAAAGGAGCTGAGAATGGCAAAGGACTAGTAGCAAGTGGTCCTGTCTCATTCGCCAAGATCTACTCGACACTGAATGAGATTCTTCGTCGTGGTGGGGTGTATAAGAATGGAGCTGTTGTATGTCATCTTGATCTCAACCATCCTGATGTGCTTGAGTTCATTACTGCTAGTCGTAGTGAGTTGCCTTGGGTTAAGCGCTGCGTCAACATCAACGACCACTGGTGGAACGAAACGACTCCACAAGTGAAGAATGCCTTGCTTGAAGGTATCAAGCGTGGTGACATCTGGCTCAACAAAACCAAGGTAGATCGTAATGGAAATCGAATCCGGGGTAACGTATGTCTGGAGGTATATCTCCCCAGTCGAGGGACCTGTCTACTTCAACATGTTAACCTCGGCGGATGCGAACTCGATGACATTCGAGGTGCGTTTGCACAAGGAATGTCCGAACTGTGTGAACTACACGGCAAAACAAATGTTGGAGAAAGCGGAGAGTACTTGCCTTCAGAGACTGATCGCCAAGTCGGTCTCGGAATGCTGGGACTTGCCAACCTTCTCCGACAGCAAGGCGTAAGTTACAACGACTTTGGCCTGGCACTTGATGCGTTGAATAGTGGCCGTCCTTACCCAACTACTCCTGGCTATGTCATTGCCAAGGAATTGCAGGCTGGTATCCAAGCTGCTGCTGAGATTGCCAAGGCAAACAAGATGGAGCGTGCCTTTGCCATTGCTCCAACTGCTTCCTGCAGCTACCGCTACCAAGATCTCGAAGGGTTCACCACCACACCTGAGATCGCACCTCCCATCGCCCGTCAAGTGGACCGTGATAGCGGCACCTTTGGCGTCCAGAGCTTCGACTATGGTCCTGTGGAGATCGCGTCGGAAGTTGGCTGGGAGTCATACAAACGAGTAGTAGACGGCATCATTCGTCTGCTCGATAGCACCGGACTGTTGCATGGTTATT